ATGCACACACGTGTTGTTAATAACTCACAACGTGGCGGTTTGTTCCCTAGGGGTGCATTGCTTAGTGGTGCATTAGCGGGTGGAATTATTCCTGGTGCTCAAGCTATTCAACGAGGTGATGCAGTGGAGGGCGTAGCAACTATTGGTACTACTGCTGCTCTTGCCGCTGGTGTTGGTAAGCTTGCTCAAGGAATAAACAATCCTTATGCCAAGATTGGGACAATGGCTTTAGGCGGTCTGCTTTCAGGTGGCATTGCGCAAGGTGTTGGGCAGGTAGCAGAAGATGTTGTTGGCGGTATTACCGGCAAAGGAACTAGCGAAGGAGCAGGTCGTAAGAGAAATGTTAAGGATGCACGAAACCAAGCTGAGGTAATTAGGACACTTAGCGGTGCAGCAATGGAAGCTCCTCTTCAGGCGCAAATTCAACTTGGAGAAGCTGCAATGAATAACCGCATTCTTGAAGCTCAAAAGATGCTGCCGATTATTAATCAGATGAATAACGCTAATCTGGTTCGTCAGCAAGCCATTAATGCTTCTAACACCCAAAACTATATGCAGATGGGTGTTGTTGCCAATGCTGGCAAACTTGCACTCGGTGCTCAAGAACAAGCCGGTGCCAACCTTCGTACTGCAATGACTGCTAATCCTTATGCGAATAGCACCATGCAAGCTCCTTCCATTAGCTACTGAGTAAGATGACACGTATTTCTGCTTATGCTTCTCCTTTGATAGGTCAAACTGTTGGCGGAGATATTGACCCTGACATCCTGGCTCGTGCTTCCTTAATTCAACAAGGACAACAGAATGGATTAATCCCAACTATGGAAACACCAGGAACCCCTACTGCTATTTCAATTGAGCCTTTTCAAGGCTATCTAAATAGCACTAAATTAGATAATGGCACAGAGCCTACCCCTTCTGGTAGCGATCTTCCACCCACTCCTGAAAGTCCTAAGCCCCTGGACTTCTTTGAAAGGATGTTGAAGTCGCAAACTGATGCAAAGATATATGAAAATAGTGAAGAAGTTATGGAAAGAAAAAATAGATATGCACTAGAGCTAATGAATGCAATTGGTGATCGCCAACAGAAGTACGGTTTGCAATCACAATTAGTCGGCTTTGCTTTAAACAAACTGCCAGACATGATGTCTGCCGGTGCACGTAATCGTAATTACTACTTAGACCAACTGGTAAGCAAAGGACCAGCAATTGGTCAAGCAGCTTCAAGTATGTATACAGGAGCAGGTACTGGCAATTACTTTGGCAGAGGAGTCTAGTAGCTGTAAAATATTAAGATGGCAGGCCTTAATTCCGCGCCCTCATCTGTTGCCACTTCTTTTTTAAATCAGACTGCTGGAACCAATACTTCTCAGTTTTGGAACCCCAGCAATATGGCAAACACCTGGGGAATCCAAAACCCAACACCTACAACACCAACAGGAGGCAATATGGTATTTCCATGGGCAGCTGCAGCAACCGTAGCAGCTCCAATCATTGGAGGGTTGTTTCAGGGCAATGCGGAGAATCAACGCCGAGAAGCGGGTAAAGAAGCTATTGGCTTACAGTCTGCTATGCAGCAAGACATGGCATTGGCTGGTTTTGGTGCACAGGAATTAGCAAGAGATAATGATTACCAAAGGCAATACAGCGGCATGGTTGATTTGATCGGCTTAAAAAATAGTCCGGGTTATATCGCTGACATGGCGAGACAAGCAGGCTTTGCTGGTTCTCTTGCTGGCCAATCACCGGCAACATTAGCTAGAGCAAATGCAATGTTTGGAGGTTTCGCATGATTTTCGGATTATTTGGTGGCAACAAACCTGCCCAAGCGCCTAAACAATTAGGTTATGACAATAGTGCCACAGAGTATTTGAGGAAATACCTTGAAGGCGGTAGTAAATTTTCAACAGCAAACGAAGAATTTCGTGATAGTTTAAACAGTACCTTGGGTGAAGATGTAGGACGAAATGTCGTACAAACCACATTTGCTCCGATGATGAGCAGGTTTGGCAACGAAGGAGAAATTGATTCTCTTTATAACTATGCTCGCCTTGCAGGTGCAGCTGATAATCCTAATGAATTACGAAACTTTACTTCGCAATATCTTGCAATGACACCTGCTGGTCAAGCGCAAGACATGAGTCCTTATTACAATAATCAGGGGTACCTTGGACCAACAGTTAGAACAGCAAAAGGAGAGTATGCGGGACAGGATGTTTTCTTAGGTGATGAAGAAAAATACAAAGCAGCCGATGAAACCATGAATGCTGCCAATAAGGTAGCTTCAAATTACCTTGCTAAACTAGGTGCTAAAGGAGGCTTCTCATAATGACAAAAGTAGGAAACAGAAAGTGGCTAGACTACGCAGGTGACCGCTTCTGTGAGACAGAAGATAGAGCATATGACGTAGCAAAAGCGCTTGGCATTAAAAATATCAATAGCAAAAATGATGGTAAACAAATAAATGCGGAGTGTAAGAAGCAAAATAGGGCTTCTGAACCTTCTCCTTCTCCTTCACCAGAGCCTGAGCCTTTTGTAGAATCAGGCCCTACCTTTGTTGGTAGTAATGCAGATGGACAAGGCTTGACTGCCGCTGAGTGGGATCTGTACTCCCAACAAACAATGTTTGGGCTGCAGTCTGCACAGCAGTCGCAGATCCAAGATTCTGTTAATTCCACTTCGTTAGCAATTCAGAATCTTCAAAACGAAGCTAGTGCTTATGCGCAAGATTCAGAAACAGGACGTAATACTTATAGCGAAGACGCTGCCAGCTGGCGCACACAATATTCTACTGATGCACAAGAGCGGTGGAATAAGTTTGATTCATCGATGGACTATAAGGCTGCAACTGATTCTCAAAAAATCAAAGGAGAATATGATATTAGCCTTCGTAAAATTATGAATGCAGGTAATGAATCTGTAGCTAAAATTCAAGGTGAATACTCTACAGCTAATACTGCGCTTCAAGGTGAATATAGCTTAGCAGGCGAAAAAGTTCGTGGTGCTGCTTCTCGTGATGTAGCTCAACGCAACAAAGAAGCATCTATGTTCGGTAGCTTTCTTGGTGGTTTTTGGGCTTGATTTAAGATGTAGTGTCAGTAGTATAATTAATATAATCAATTCGTTTATACAATGACTACAACCCCAGTAGCAGGCGACGGTACCGATGGAACTGACGCAGCGGTTGACCTTACTACCTTCCAACAGCTTTTAGACAAGCTAGAAGGATCCAAGAAGCGTCAGCAGCGCCAGAAATCCGTAGAAGGTCGTCGTGACATCTACAGCCAAGGTCTTGCTTCAATGATGGGCAACTTCTAAAGAGTTGATCCATGGTTGTAGGAGCACCTGACCCCAAACAAGGACAAGTAGGAATGACATCATCTACGCCTCAAAACGTTGACGATACTTATGCAGAAGACGATTGGTTTGATCTAGACCAATACAAGAAAGCTGCACAAGTCGCTTACGATTTTTCCATTGGAAAGATGGAAAAGGGCGGTGAAGAAGAACGTGAAACCATTGGGAAAGGAGCTTTTGAACAACGCAAGTCAGCCGATCAGCAGCAAGAGTTCAGCGAAAAAGACGAAGCCAGGGATTACCGCCAGGCGCAAAAGGGATATCGATTCTGATATCAACGTCAAAGTTTTTGAACATTGGCTAGATAATTTAGATAGTGCATCGAGAGAGTCTTTTTCTGCTTTTGCAGAAGAGACTTTTTCTCCTATCCAGGTTTATCTATACGCCAAATTCCTGGGGTATGAAAGCAGCATTATTGCTGTGGATCATTGGGTAGCAGTTGCCTATCCAAAGCCTGATCATTATCGAGTGCTATTGCATGAGATTAATGAGATGCAAGAAGACATCCGTAAACTCAGGGAAGACATTGAGAATACTGCAGTCAAGCGTGATGCTGGTGTAGCACGTATTGCACAGATGCAGAAAGAGCTTAGAGGCACCATTGCTCAAGTTGATTCTTTTGTATCTTCTAAAGACAGAAAAGGTTTGTTGATGGCCGGAGCAGACCGTGCCTTGCGTGAGCTGGCCTCTGTGTTTAAAGATGACCCTATCGAAGGCCCCTTACAAGAAGCATCAATGTCTGTATGGGCTAGAATTCAGTTTGAAGAATAGGTTTATTTAGTGGAAGAATCTGCTGGCCCATCTGTAGAATCTTCGTTCACGCATAAGTCGATGAACAATATTTTGCAGGCCTTAGATCGTAACCGCCGAGTCAGTCCTGGCTTCAATAACTTCCGCCCAGTGGATGAAATACCACAGGGAGGCAACCCATATCCCGATCAACCCTTAGCAGGGAAGTATATGTAATGGCTAAGAAAAAAATGCCTCCCCAGTTGGTGGAGTATTACAAAAAGAAAACAGGTGGTAAAGACGGAGATGAGGCTGAGAAATCAGCAGAGAAGGGATTGAAAGCTGCTAAGGCAGCTAAAAAGCATAAAGATTGTAACTGCAAAGACAAGTAAGTTACTATTTAGTAACTACTAGGTCTGCTTGTGCCTTCTCATCTTCACTTAGCTTATCGACGTAATGCAAAGGCTGCTGCAGCAAACCATCGCATACGCAAGACTGATCAAGAAGACCTGTACGAAAAAGCAAGAGAAGACTTTGGTTTCTTTTGTGAGTATGTTGCTGATAAAGCTCCAGCAAAACACCATAAGTATTGGAACCAGCAGTTGGTTACCAATGAAAGTAGTTCATGCCTAACAAAAATTGCTGGACCCAATATTGACCTATTGGGGCCGCGTGGATCAGCTAAAAGTACAGTCCTAGGCTTATACACTGCCTGGGCCATTGGTATACATACCACAGCCAAGAAGCCTCTACAAATTCTTTACCTCAGTTATACCGTTGATATTGCAAGATCTAAATCAGCCACGATCAAACGGATCATTGAATCTAAAAGATATCAGAATGTATTCCCTACCGTTAAGCTGCTCAAAAACGTTACTAGCAACGAGTACTGGTCCATCGACCACAAGTTTGCTGGTATTGATACAACTGGTGAAGAACAGTTTACTTTATGCGCCGCTGGTCTTAAAGGATCGGTGACTTCAAAACGATCACACCTTGTCATCATTGATGACCCTGTGAAATCTGCTGCAGATATTGGCAACCCAGACATCCGCAAGATGATGCAGGATAACTGGAATGCAGTGATTGCTCCCACGATGTTTGAAGGCGGCCGTGCGATATGCCTGGGGACACGATTCCGTCATGACGATATCCATGCGACAACGTTCTGCCCACAGAACAATTGGATGCAGATCGTCCTATCAGCGATCTTAAATAACGAGGAGACAGGCGAAGAAGAGTCATACTGGCCAGACATGTGGTCATTAGATTACCTAAAAGAAAAGAAAAGGCAAGCACCGATTGCGTTCTCTTTTCAGTACATGAATCAGATTGTCAGACAGAACGAACTGTCATTGGCACCTGAACTACTGGTTAAAGCAGAGATTGCGACAGAATTTGATTGTCTTGGTATTGGCGTTGACTTGTCTGCTGGAATCAAAGAGAAAAATGATTACACAGTAATGGTATTAGGCGGGAAGATTGGTAACAAAATTCATATTATTGACTATAGAAGAATCCGTGTAATGGGTAATCTAGAAAAACTTGATGCAATGAAAGAGCTTCTTAATGACTGGTCAATCGTTGGCCGTCAAGATGACGGCTTGTATTTCCCCACTTTCTCTACATGTGATATCTGGTCTGAAGCAGTTCAGTATCAAGCATCACTAGAAGCAGATTTCAAACGAGTCTGCTTGGAACAAGAAGACTTATACAATCTTATTTGGCATCCAGTCAAAGGATTCCGTGCAGATAAACTTGCACGTTTTAGAGGTATAATGGGTATGTTTGAAGATCACAAAATCATCTTCAATCGTTACAGAAATTTTACTACGATGTTTGAAGAGCTAACTAATTTTGGTGTTAGTTCGCACGACGACTGTGTTGATGCATTGGTATGGCTTGTTAACGGTTTGATGAAACGAGGAAAACTGCAACTGGATTATTAATGGAGCATTTAGTAGCTATTGTTATTGCAGGCATTACAGGCATCGGCTGGGGTACAGGAAAACTCTTTAGTAGACTTCGTACCCTAGAAGATCGCATTGATCGTTTACCAATCGAATATGTTTTAAAACAAGATTATATTCGTGAGATGCAACGCACAAATGATGAGTTTAGCGAAATCAATAATAAGCTTGATAAACTTGTGGAAAAGATCTTGTCCAAATGAGCTACTACGTAGAGCTTCTTGAAGATAACAATGGTGATTTGGTCATGCAAATCCCTGAAGAAGTAATGGAAACTTTTGGCTGGGAGCCTGGCCAACTGCTTACTTGGGATTTAAAAGGAGACGGGATTATCCTTCAAAGATTAAATGGGGAAGGAGGATTTGAACCCTTAGAATAATAAAAAACTTTACTAGATATGATTGGCGGATTAGCAGGACGAGCACTTTCCACTCAAGCTGGCTTTATGGGAAATTCTGCCGGATTAGCTGGCCAGTATCCTTTAGGTCTTGTAGGACAGCTGCTTCCTCCTATTGATCCTGGGCGTCATCGCGATGAAATGAGACAAAGGAAAATTTATGACAGAGGAATACGTACAGATAATAAAAACGAAGCAGATGCTTTTCTTCGTAGGACTGGTGCTCAGCTTCCACCTTTAGCGGATGGTTTTGGCGGCATGTTTGCTGGTCCTCAACAAGGGCAGGCAGGTTCAATGCTTGGCATGGGTTTAGTAGGTCAGCTCACTGGAGCTAATCAAGCAGGAAACAACCAAGGTCTTCTTGCCATGGGAGGTCAGCCAGTTACTAGTAAGTTTGATCCAATGACAATTAAATCGGTTTACTAAGTCATGGCGCAAGACGACTCAAAATATACCAAGCCAGAAGTTCGTGAACGGATTAAAAACCGTGTCATGAAAGGAACCAAAGGCGGTAAAGCAGGTCAGTGGTCAGCACGTAAAGCACAACTCGTAGCTTCCGAGTACAAGAAAGCTGGTGGCGGGTACAAAGGTGGCGAAGGCAAGAAACAAAAATCATTAAAGAAATGGGGTAAAGAAGATTGGCAAACTAAAGATCAATATGAAAAAGGTAAGAAAGCTGCTACGGCAGCCAAAAAAGCTAAGGACAAAAAACCATGAAACAAGCTAAAAAAGACCTACAGAAAATCTCAAAGCAGCTCAAAGGTAGTGCCAAGATGCACGCCAGTCAAGCTAAAAAAATTGACAAGCTTGCTGGTAAATATATGGAGAAACCATAATGGATTTAGCAGGAAAGTTTTTACCAGCATTTAAACGTAAAGGTACTGCCTTTGTGCCTACCGAAGAACTGAATAATGTAATAAATTTAATGCAAAGTAAAACAGATAATCCCATTAATATTCAACCTGCCCCATCTGTTTTAGCTGGTTTAGATGGAGGTGGTATGTGGGGTTCGGGAGGAGGAGTAAATTATGGCGGTGTTGGAGGTCAAACTTACGTTGATCCTATTGCCGGCGATGTAACAGTTGCTGCACATGAAGCAGCTCATCAAGCTTTTCCGAGTAGTTTAGCGATTAATCCGTATGCTGCTCAGAAACGTGCAGAACTATTTACAACATACATGAATCCAGAAATGGTTAATTCTGGAGCAGCAATGCGAGCTGGCTATGAAAATTTTGGCAAACAGGCTCTTATAGAAGAGGCTAATGCACAAGGTGTTGCTTATGAAGCAATGAAACAAGCGGGTTATGAACCTAATAAACATGGGTGGGCAAACATGCTTAGCTATCCTGCAGAATATAGGTTTGGTGGACGTTACGATCAAGCATCACCAATTTATAAAACAGTGTTTAATAAACCTGGTTTAGCTACGTTGATGCCAGGAGAGGCGAATGAATTAAATAAAATGAAGCGTTCTTTTACTCCAGCAATAGAAAGACAGTTTGGTTATGGCCGGGGCATGCTTCAATAATGACTGATAAAGTAATGCAGTTAGCATGTTCTGCAGCTAAAAAATACAAGGAGAAAAAGTAATGCAGTTAGCAGGTAAATATGCGGGGATGACACAGCCCTTGTTTTCTATACAAGATAGTCCCGAAGGTCACCCAGAGGATTACTTTATGCCGAGCGAAGGCATGTGGAGAAGTCAGTTACTTCCTCAAGGCGTAACTATTGATGAAGCAATTATGGATGGTACTTGGTAATGGCCGATTTAGCAGGAAAGTTTGGCGATTGGATGGGTGGTCCTATACAGGCTTTTACAAAAGCAGGTGTCAATCCAATGGCTGCTGTTACACAGAATGACGGAGAACTAAAAAAAACTTTTAGTTACTATCGTAATAATCCAAGCGAACTTAATACCTTAGGCTTAAAGTCCAATATGTTAATGCGATATTTATCAGGAGTAGGTGCACAAGGTATGCAATTCCCAGAAGGAATTGGAAATCAATTGCTTACTGATATCAGAGAACAAGATACAAAATTTAAAGATCCAACATATAGACAGGAAGTATTAGATTCTGCTAATACACCTAAGTATATAAAACAAGGTCTTCTCCAAGGCCGTATTCCCGTTTATTACGGTGGCATGTCTGATGCTCCAGCTCCGATTAAATCACAGTTACCTATTGATGTTGGTCAACGTGGGCAACTCTCTAAATCAATAGGTTCATTCTGGGCACAACCAACACCAGGAGGAGGATTCACAATCGATGAAGACTATAATTTTGGATACGCTCCTCTAGATAAAGGAGGCGTACCAGACGGTCAGAATTACAATACAGGTTTAGATATGAACCCAGCAAACATTGGAAGACGATTAATCCAAAAAGGATATGGTAATCCTTATTCTTATCAACTTCAAGTAAGTCCAGATGGGCAAGTACAAGTTAGGTAAAAACAATGGCAGATAAAGCAATCCAATCTGACGGTACAACCAAACGCTACCTTCCTAAAAAAGCATGGGCGTCTCTTTCTAAAGAAGAAAGGGAAGACACTGATCGCAAGAAACGAGCAGGATCCAGGGAAGGCAAACAATTTGTTGGGAACACAGAGAAGGCAAAGAAAGCTGGTAAAGCTGCTAGGATGTATAAAAGTAAGGCTGGTAAATAATGGCCGGAACGAGCGCCCGTCTAAAAGAAATCGTCAACTCATACATCGAAAGAGATGGTAATGAGTACGTTGACACGGGCATTGTCGCAGGTCATATCGCTCAGATGAAACTCTTTGGCATTCGCCAAGGGGTTGAGTTTTTTCCTTCTCAGGATAACTTCGGTAATCAGAGAAAAGATTTTATCGATAAAGTAATTAAATACAACAAATTAGATACCAGGCTTGATTCAATATGGGATTACTTTCTTTGTGATGGCAAAGGGCTTTTCTACATCCGACCTACTAAAAATAATTATCGTCTCTATTATTTCCGTAGCCATGAGTATCGCTCTTATTACAACGTAGATGGTGAGCTAGAAGAAGTCGTAATCATCTACAGCTATAAAGTCAAGACTGGTAAAGGAGGAATATACCAAGACATTGGGTTGTCTGGACTGAGTGGTGCCACCGATCATGAGAACCCTGGACAGAAACGTTATATCCGCCTATCAATCAAACCTGACGTTATCGAAGAAACTCACTCAGAAGGTGAAATTTCATTTGACAATGTCAACATGATGACCCCTGGCAAAACCCAGAAATTTGCCAATGAGCTTTTATATATCCCTTGCGTTGAGATCTTCAACAACCCTAAGGGCTTCTCCATGGAGGGCAGTGGAGAATTTGATCAACTAGCTAATCACATCATTACGCATGATGAGTTAGTCCGCAACATGAAGAAGAACTTGCAGTTCTTTGGTAATCCTACGTTACTTTCTTCCCGTCCCAAGACGGATCTGATGGAACCAGGGGGGACAGGGGATGGATCAGCTCAACGTCCTTCTATTGCTGCCAACTCAGGGTTCAATAGTATGTCGCCAATGTCGCGATCTACCTTTAAACAGGATCCTATTCAACGTGGTGTTGATGGACAGCTTCGTGTTCCAAGGGTCATTGCAAACCTGGAACCTAATGACCGAGTTGGTTATATTGTTCCTGATGCAATTTCAGGTGACCAAAATGCATTTGTACGGCAATACAGAGAAGAGATTCGTACTGCACTTGGAGGTGTAGATGAACTTTCAATCTCCGCAGGTGTTACTGCTACCGAATATAAAAGTTTGTTTGGTCGTGTTGCGGCCACCAGTAAAAAGAAAGCGAATTCAATTTATACGCATGGGCTCTGCCGATGCATGGAATTAATCATCTTTCAAGAGGAACAACTCTTTAGAGATACCTTGGCAGCAGCCGCAAAATTTGAAAAGCCAGTGACTCCTCAACCAGGAGCTGGGCCAGAAGAAATGCAGTTTTATCGTGAGGCGATGGAGGAATATGACCAACGAGTAAATCAACTTATGATGGCATGCGTTAAAGCACAAATGATTCCACCTGGTGTTAGGGGACTAATACCAGATGGAGACATCACAATGCTTTGGCGTTGGCTTGGGCCGGTTTACGAAGAATCGACTCAAGATATCCTGAACAATTCAATTGTTGTAAGAAACTTGCAAGAATTGGGTGTTGATAGCATAGAAGCACTGAAATATCTTTTCCCTTCAAAAACAGAAGAGGAAAGAGCGGAGATGCTTTCAGGATTTCCGTTCAGGATGGTCAACGAGTTACAAGGTGCTTACAACCAATTTTCTCGTTTGATTGGGGGAATGATGCAGACCCCTCATCCGCAATCTCCAGATTTGCCTATGGCAGCTGACCCGAGATTGGACCTTACTCCATATCTGTATCGAACACTAGAAGCATTACAAAAGGAGATGAGTTATGCAGGACGCTTCCGTCCAATCGATCCCACAGATGAGCCAGCCATCCGTGGCCCCGAGCAGTTACGTGGCGGCAGCACCGGCAGCTCCGGTAGCGGCTCCTCAGGCAGCCCCGGCTCAGGTGGGAACGTACTTCCCCCAGGCGGTGCCCCAGGCGGCTCCAGCCTCGACTACCAGTTACCAATCAAACCCGTCAGCATTCGCCCCCCCTTCCCAGGGAATGGCGGATCAGGGGAACCCATGGGAATCGGCCTTCAACAAGGTGGTGAACCTACTAGGCAGTCCGGTGCAATCCCCGTTCCAGGGAGCACCATCACAGGCCCCGGTTCAGACTCCGGGTCAGTATACCCCGGCCAATTGGGGTCAAGCAACATCGACCCAACCCGACGCATCAACGAGCTGGGCTCAGCAGACCTCGCAAACAAGCCCGACCTCATACAGCAGCTCTTCCCAAACTTCATCGATCAACTCCTTAGCCGACGTGGCGGATCTCCTTCAGTGGAGTCCGGAGAGTCAGATGGTGGTGGCGAACTACGGGACGGAAGCGCCAGCGATTCTAAACCAGTACGCACTAAACCTGGAAGGAATGCTGGACAGCGCGGTCGCGTGGGGAAGCGAAGCAAGTAATACCCTGATGGGTTATGCCAACTTCTCCGTGAACGAGCATCGCGAGAACCTGGCTTACAACGAAATTCTTACTAATCCTGACATCTTGTCAGATTACACCTTGAATTTCTTTGGTCCTCAAGGTCCATATCCTGTCTACGAATCTGAAGCAGAATTAGCTACCCCTGGTTATCCAACTCAGCAGGTATCTAATGAGCAAATGATTCCTGGTTCAAACTTCCCTGCACCTCCACAGGCTGCTGCTCCTCAAGCTCCCCAAGATTTCTGGGGTTCTTTCAAGCAACAGATGGATCAAGATCCTACGCAAGCATGGCGTGTGATCAACCAGGCTTCACCTCAAGTGATGGCTAACAAACTCTTCGTGATGGAGTGATCCAATGCGTAACGCTTTGAAATATGGTATTCCTGCTGCTGCCGGTCTCGGCGCTGCAGGTCTTATTGCCAGTCAAGGCGGGAATCCTGTTGAAGCCGGCATCGGTGCTGCTGCTGCTGGCTTAGGGGGTGCTGCTGGTTTAGTAGCCGCCCGTCAACTTGCTGGTAAATACAATCCCCAGCTCATGGCGCGTATGCGAGGAGCAATGGATGCTCCTCGTGGTGAGTCAGGGCAATCCCTTCGCCAACGCGTTGAAACAGGTGTTCGCCAGAGTCCGGAATACAGAGAAAGAGGACCATCTCAAACTATGTATGATCCCCGATCAATTGGCAACAGGGCACGTACTGCATTGTTAGAGGCACCTGCTTCTATTGGTGCAGCTGCTCCTGCAGGTTTAGCCGCTGGCTTAGTTCCAGCTTCTGCTGCTACCGCTGCCCTTGGTGGTGTTGCTGCAGGACAAGCAGTTGGTGCTGTTGGCCAGATGCTTGGTATTGATCCAGAACTACCTGGTTCTAGCAATACAGTCAATTCCCGATTAAACATGCAAGGTATGAACTACCTTCCGATGTATTGATTAGCACTTAAAATATTTAAGACTGCTAAACTTTTATTTAGATAGGGTGATTGTTTTGCCCGAATCTTTCGTTTGACAAACTTACTATCCGTATACGGAGGATAAACACAAGTGTTTTTAGATAACGACTTTCCTAAGATTTTAGGTGCGGAACTATACCGTCCGCATCCTGCTTATGTCTGTGAAATGGCTGTTGAGCCTGTGGTCGTCCACGACTTCACCTCTCAGCCTGGCCAGACCGTGCAGCTGGACCGCTATAAGTTCTGGGGAACTCCTGGTACTAAGGATTCACGCGAGCGTATTGCTGACCAGACCATTGGTACAGCTAACAGCCGTAACATCACGAAGGAGAAAGTCCTCGTGGTGCTTAAGGAATACACCGGCCCTGCGGACCCAGGTGATCCTACCCAGCCTTCAACCTTTAAGATTGCTCGTGAGACTCTGGTCACCGCGCAGCGTTTGCTGCTCGACACTGGCAACCTGAACATGTTCCACCAGTCCATCGGTAGCTTGACGCTGCTCGATGACTATCGTCGTTGGCGTGACCGCGTCTTCATTGACGAACTTGCAAAAGCAGAAGCACAAGGTCAAGCTTCCAGTACCCAAGGTGGTTACTACTTCGCTGGTGACAAGGTCAAGGATGCAACTGGCCGTATTTCTTATACAGCTGCTGAGTACACTGCACAAGTCCAACAGTTCTCTGTTCGTACCGACCTTCTCGAAGTTGTAAAAGATCTTCGTAAGCGTAACGTACCTACCTTTGCTGATGGTCTGTATCGCTGTATTTGCGATCCTACCTTCATGATGCACTTGCGTCGTGACGAAGACTTCCGTGAGATTGCTCGCTACGCAGGCAATCCTGGACAAGGCATGTACATGGCTAACCCCATGATGCCTAACAACTCCAGCTTCTACATGGGTCCACAGGCTGGCCAAGGTTACTTCCTGGCTGGTGAACCTGTGATGCCTACTGGCGTTCAGTTTGAAGGCGTTAAGTTCTTCGAGTCAACCAACTTCCCCAACAAGTCAGTACAGACATCATTCGATGCTGGTGCTAACTACGCTGCTGAAGAAGTTGCACAAGGTTACTTCTTCGGTCCTCAGTCTGTTGGCGTCGGTATTGGCGGTCCTAACGCACAAGTACTCATCAACAACAATGATGACTTCTCGCGCTTCATCATTCTTATTTGGCAGCTGTATGCTGGTTTCGAGGTCTTGAACAAAGACTTCATCACAACTGCATTCAGCTACCTCTCCGATGATGGCGTGGTCTGATCATAAATAAGTTAACCTCTATCAAGAAAAATGGCATACTTATCTGCTAAGAAAATCTTCCCAGGTGATATGACTGAGCCCCTTAACGGGTGGTATCAGAACATTGACACCAGCGGTGGATCCCAAAACAATGCCTCTGCGGCTGGCCCGACTTCTGTCTTGGCCAACCCCGGCTGGCAGTTCTATCAACTGCGTGGCTACGTGCCTGTCACCAATACTTCTGGTGCTGGTTATGTCACAGTGGGCGACGTTATCATTCCTTCTCCTTACAAGAATGATGATACTCGCGTCAACATCACGGGCATGACCGTGGTTGCTGATGCTGATCGTCCTGCTTACGTCTATCGCACTGCTGTTTCCGTAGCCTCTGGCTGGGGTGACGGACGTGTCTCCCTTGAAGGTATCCAGACCTCTGGTGCTACTCAGGTAATCGGCTTCGGCCCTGGTACAGCTACTGCTCCTGTGAGTTTCTCAGGTGTAGTTGAAGGCGCTAACATCACTGCTGTTGCTAATGAGCTTCCTGCAGGTACTGGTGGTTTAGGTGCTTGTCCTCTGGACCCTGCCATCGACTACGAAGTTCTTGTTACGAACACCAACTTCCGCGTCTATTCAAAGGCTCAGACTAACTCCACTGCCACTAACGGCGGTTGGGCTATCTCTGATGCTGACGCAGCTGCTGGTCGCGCTGGTTACATCCTTTGCGAAGTTTGCTTCGTACGTCAAGATGTTCCTGTCGATTATGACGAGCTTGAGCAGTATCTCCCCTACAAGATCGCTTCTAACTATCCTGGTTATTGATATTTAGGGTAACATGGGGCTAGTTAATAAAATAGCTAGTCCCAATGCTCTTTAAACACAATAAAACCGGCGTAAGGTTAAAAATTGTATCTGAATGGGATGAAGGCGATTGGTTCATGGTCGAAGACCAAGACGGTCGCATCTTCACTGTTTACAAGACAGAAATCGTTGAAGACAAGGAAGCATCTAAGAAGGTTAAAACTCTTCAAGTAAAAGATGCAGCCAAAGGCGATGAGCCTCGTAAATTTCCTACAGATGTTCGGCTTAATGTCAATGGAGCTACGGCTCAAATGATTGCCGATCATATCAAGGGAGTCGGTCTTAAAACTGCAAAAGAGATTAAGGATTTACAGCTTTCTTTGTCAGGCGAAAGGTTCACTAGCCTTGAGCAGTTAAAATCGATTCCTCGCGTGGATTGGGATTCAGTATTTGCAGCTGATCTAATCCGCGTCTAATGGTTAAGCCCCTGTAGGGGCTTTTCTATTATTTGTGCAGATTATAATTAACCAATACTGACGGTGCATTGTGCAGTTATCTGATTTCAATAAAAGCCGCGTCAGATATCATCTGGGGTATTACGTTACTAGTGTTCCAGCAGGTGACTATGCGCGGCTAGAAGAAGCTTTGAACTCTGTTCCTGATTCAGTGTTCAACGATAAGATCATTTATCAGATCAATCGTTGTGACGCTGCAGAGAAGAAGACACAGCTTGCTTCTTATGAGGATGACTTCACACCTCCAAGTACAAGAGTCGAAGGTATTGTGGGAGACGTTGATCGTACGATCCGATCCAGCAATGTCAAGGATGCTTTAAAATTATGGGACGAAGTTTATCTGTATGAGACTAATCGTCTTGCACAGATTCTTTATGTTCCTAACTATAAAGATCCGTTCCAGGCACGTTATCGCTATGAACGTTCTGGAGCAGAATTTATCATGGCTCTACCAGGCCCAGCTGATACCGCAGTGGGCGCAAACCTTTACCTTCACGTTAACTACAGATAGCCATGAATGTACTAAATCTTTTAAGAGGCGCATACAGCGTTGCACGGCCTGCTCTAAAAAG